CCAATGGCAGTGGCGATCGTTGGAGCGATGGTTTCAATTAATGTGCCGAACTTACCCAGATCCATTATACTTAACTCCCCAAAAGTACAATCCCGATGCCGAGCATTATACCTAACAGCACCAACACAATAAACGTAACAACCGCAGCGTCCTTAATCTCTTCAGCTCTGGCCACAGATGCCCGTTCCTCTTCCCAGCGTTGACGTTCAATTTCCTTGCGGATGTTGATGACTTCACGCTGCACCTGATCCCAAGCAGCCAAACCAAACTGCCCAATGAACATGTTCTTAGCTTTTTCGGCCAAATTATGAGCCTCTGCTTTTGCCGTATACCGCTCAATGGCTACTTGTTCAGCACTGCGGCGATCAAACACGCTTGGCTTGTGAGGTGTGGCCGAAATCTGCGTTAGCTTGGCCAGACTGCCCCATAGGTCAGACAAATCAGCCGCCATACCTTGGATTTCTTTACCAGCAGCAATACCTGCCTGCAAAGCTCCATAAGCAGTTTGTGCCGCAGCAAGTATTGTTAACGGGTCCATGCTACCTCACACAATGGTCCAGACGGTAGGTGAACTGACTGTGACGGTTACACCAGAGTTAATTGAAATAGGCCCAGCAGACATAGCGTTGACATTTGATGGTATTGTGTAGCTCGTTGTAATCGTCTGACCATTTTCAAAAAATATTTGGTCAGACCCGCCACCCGTTGCGCCGATCGCGCTGGTGTTAAAACGGCTGTCAGCAAAATTGACGTTAGTGCCGTCAGAATAAATTAGGCTGGTTACACCTTGCGTCAAATATACACCAGTGCTGCCCGATGCCGATGTGTAGGCATAAACAGCCGCTGGGCCAGTGGTATTGTTGGCAACAATCCACATACCGGAATAGGTAGACCCATAGGTCAAGTAAATGGTGCCATTGTTAGCATTGATGGTTGTAGATGCTACCGTCTGTGAAACGCTAACCGTATACGTACCAATGCCCCCCGTAGTGCCTGTAAGCTGCACTGTAATGGTTGTGCCAGATGATACGCCGCTTCCACTGATAACAGCACCAGTTGTTAACGATCCGCTTGTTACGGCTGTGATAGTTAACACTGTTCCTGTAATAGACCCTGTACCAACAAAACTATACGATGAACCCGTGTTGCCAGTAAGGGTAATACGCAGGTTGATAGCATCTGTTTGGGTCACTGTTTGTGACGTTGTGGCACCCGTAAAAGCATACGATACGTTGCCGCCAAACGCCTTGTCGGCAATATCCCAGTCAGCGTTGACGTTATTGCCCCATGTACCAACATCGTCACCGATCGCTGGTTTGTCGAAACCTTTATTTGTGGTGTATGTTGATGTCATGCTGCACCTATGCCGCCGTGTTAGAGATTAGAATGCCTTCAACGCCAATGCCAACGCTTGAAGTACCGGATGATGGCCCCCCCGTTGCTTGCCACTGGATGTCTGTTTTTTGGGTATAGCCACGAGGTGCTACGCGCAAAGTTTGATATGTGTTTGTAAACGGTGCTTGCAGCAAAATTTGAATTATCCCCGCAGAGGACTGCGTCCAAACACGGTAGGCGCAATAATTATTGATGGTATTGCCGCTTTGATTTGAATACGCATTTGATCTGGTTAGATAAAATGTGTAGCCATTTGGAACAGTATAAACCATTGCTTGGCTTTTTCCATTGCCAGCTACAATTTCAGCGTATTGGATTGTTTTTCCAGCATTGCCTAAGTTCAATGTGCCGACAGCGTTGACAGTTCCGGTAATTTGAATGCCGTTGATTCTCAAATAACTATTAACGGTTGTAACGCCTGTCGTGCCATTGGTAAGAACCAATGTTTCAGACAACAAATTATAACTTGCATCGAGGCCGCTAATCAAAACAGATACGTTAGTATCAGAGCCCGATGAACTCCACAAAAGCATTGTAGTGGCAGAGCCGGGGTATGTGTAAGTTGTTGTATTTTCCCAAACAGGGTAAAAAGTTGCCGCGCCTGAATTAGGCAAAGCGGACTGATACCCATAAATATTAACGACAGATGCGCCCGATACAAGCCCACGAGCCACCTGCATATATGGTGGCAATGCCACAATGTTTTCATTGGAAACAAAAACAGGGTTTGAACTTGCGCCATAAGGTGGATAGACGGTGATTGCCATTACTGTGCGCTCCCCGATACTTTAATAGTGATTGTTGTTGCAGACGCTAATGCTTGCACCGTTGAACCAGCCGCTAATGACTGCTGCCCTGTCCACTGCACGGTTGTATTACCATTGATAGGCGATGCCGAAAACAAAGCATTGCTTGCACCTGCTGTGCCGCCTGATGGCACAAGGTAAATGGTAAATGTACCAGCGGTTGCACTAGTGTTGCAGATTTCAATGTCTGTTAGCAAAAACTGATTTGTTGAGGGCACCGTGTATAAGGTTGATACCGAAGTGGTTGATGCCGCTGGAGAAAGCGGTGTCCCGCGCATCAAGTTATAGACATAATTCAGGTATTGGCTGAGGCTGTTGATTGCCACCACGCCATTCTTTTGGGTCGTTAAGATATCGTCTAAACTTGCCATTAGAACCTACCGTCTGCTGCCGCCCGAAACCTGATCTTGCCTAATCGCCAGAAAGTTTCTGCGCCATCAGTTGATTGCACTGTAATTGAAAACAATCTACCACGAACTCTGGGCGTTATATACCCTTGGCTGCTTGTCATGGCATACGTTGTTGATGCCAATGGCGTATCTGTAGGATAATCAGCCGTATTGATAGTTATGTAAACCGTAGCATTCTGTACCCCATTGTATGGCCCCCACTTCATGTCTGGCCAAATCTGGTCAATGAACACAAGGTTGTCGGCCTCATTTAACGAAAAATATCCTGTCGTAAAACTGGCATTAAGCGGTTGACCGTTGGCACTATACCCGACTTCGTGCTGGTAAATGTACTTGTCTACCCCGGCTCCAATTGGCTGACCCAAAACAGACTGATCAATCCACGCCGTCCGGGCAAGAGATCCATAATCCCATACGCCTAGCACAACATTGTACTTTACATACGAATCAACTTCGGTGCTGTTTGCAGATGGGTAGAACCACCACATTTCATTAAATGAAGTATTGGGTCCGCAACGAATTTTGTTGACATAGTTGCGGTTGATATTTTGAAAAACAACATCCCAAACCGTGCAGGCAATTGGCTCGGCCCCAGATCCGCTTGTTTGAAAGAACCCGTTTTGGCTCATCCAATAGACATTGTTGCCTAACCGCCCGGCTGCTTTTTCGCCAATCAGGCCACAGTTTGTGGACACTTGGTTAAAGCTATAGACATTTGGATAGCCAATGTATTGCATGGTCCACATGTCAAGGTCAGTCCAAAAAATGCCTTGCTGATTCGCTTGCATGCCACTGACAATGCGGCTGCCTGTTGTCAGGCGATAAGATCCTGCCTGATTAGCAATAGTAGCTGTCCACGAATTATAATTTTCAACATCACTCCACCGAACCAACAAAGGGTCTGACAATCCGGTAAATGTAGAGCCCCAAGCCACCAATTGACGCTGCGGCATAGCAACAAAGACACCTTGGTTTTGAACGGGTGCATTGGCTATGTAGTTAGCGTTTTGAATAACAGAGTTGGGTTGCCAAGCAAAAATGGGGCCGCCAACCGGGTTAGCAATCAGGGTGTCACCCCAATTATCCAAAAACCAATCTGTAGCCGTAATAGGCGAACCAGCGGTTAGCGGCCCAATAGCAGAACCGCTATAAGGACCAGAGCTGTAAGTCCCCGCGCTATATCCGGTAGCTGGGCTGGGTGGAGGTGCTCCATAATAATAGATAACATTGATCTGATCGCTATTGATGAAACCAGCACCCGTTGATGATGGTGTATTAGATGCGATGAACTGAAACGTATTGGTATCTGACACGGTTTGGATTGTGTACACGCCCGACAGCGTAATGCCGCCGATTGTCAGCGCAACCGAAGATGGAATGTAAAATTGGCT